GCGACAACCAGGGCATACCTGCGAATTTGAACGATACCAGCAACGCTCACAGATGACATGATTGCATGGGTCAAGGAGAGAGTCAACAAGAGAATCCATACACACGAAACAAGTAAAACGGGCGTATCTTTCAGGGTTTGTGTCCAGCAAGACACTCTTCATGGCATCAACGCGTCCTAGAGCCTCGCCATAGTTCTTCTTCAGTTCTGGAATCCCTTCTGCAATTTCGTGTTCCCCTAAAATACTTGCAACAGTAGCCTTTAACTCAGCCGAATTTAAAACTTTTGAAGCAATTTGAATTATATTTATATCTGAATTTTTTAAAACAAGCTGGGAACCGAGAATATTGACACGAGCTCGAGCCTTTGCGTATTCAGTCTTGAATTTTCCCAAATCTTTTTCAAAAGTTTTCCAGGATTCATCCAATTCAAACGGTATAGAATCTACAGAGGGGCACGTGTTATCTCGGAAGGCAGGGTCAATCACGGGTTCCAAGAATGCATAATTCATTTAATGGTTTAATAAAAATGTCCTTAAGTATTAAATGTTACCTGCTTCTATAATTTTAGTTTTGGGATTGGCAATGATTCTGTTTGGAATTCAGATATTTTTAATACCAGATCGTAGAAAAGTTGCATCGGAAATGATAAAGGCTTCTATTTTGACAGTTGGAGGCTTGTATCTCGTCTTCTTTTTGAGGCAGCAGCTTTCCAGAGGAAACACCCCGCCTTCTTATCAGTACTGAATTTGTCTTCTATAAATTCTATAGCGTCGTCCAGGTAGAAGTTGACACTGGACCCAGGTAAGTACTTTTCGAGTCCGTCTACTATTTCGTTCCGAGTCATGTCAGATTTCACAAGAGACTCTAAAAACCAAAAGACGTTCGTGTGCCCCTCGAGACTAATTTCTTTCATTTTTTTTTCAAATATAAGTTTCCTTGTTTTGTCCAGAATATCTTCAATACTAGATGACGGACATGTTTTTTTGACATTATTCATAATTTCACAACAGGAAAGATTATCCATATATACTGTATATGGGTACAGACCTTAACTCTATATTTTTTTGGATATTTGCCGCAATGTTCGCGGCTTTAGGAATTTCGAGCTTCATAGAGTCTAAGAATTCTCAGGCGACGAAAAGTGAAAACTATTTTGCACTGTTGTACGTTGTATTTGCGGCAGGCATGGTAATTTACAAAATGCTGGTGCACTAAAGACGCGACACGTACGTAGAGAAATGAAAATAATTCACAGACTACTTTTTCCCGATGAAATAGTGTTTATATCAGACGAAATTTTTAAATGTGTCCATGACGGCCCTAAAAGCGGAAATCGTTCCAGGCAACTTCAGGGACAACTTACAAAAATTATTAGAGGTTCAAAGCGTCTGGGAAATTGCAAAAAAATACGTAAGTTACGAATACAGATGGGCACCGACATACACTTTGTGGTCTCAACTCGGTGACAACGAAGTAAAAAAATTGAAAAATGTTAGACGAGTTTTGCCCATTTGCCACAGAGTTTTGGGTAAAAGAAGTTATTGCGGCAGAACAAGAAATTATAGAAAATGCAAAAAAAAGAATTGCGTCTCTACAGACAGTGATCACTTGAGCCCAAGGAATATTGAATATTCTTGGGGCCGAAGCCCGGTTTAAAAATTTTAAATATTTAATTGCTGAATGCGAGACCGCCCATTCCAGACTGGATGCGCAGGATGTTGTAGTTCACTGCGAACATCTTCTGGAGGGGGGTGGTGTAAGAAGACTTTAGGTTCACTGCGACCTGAGCGTTGTCGATACGAGAGAAATTGCAGGTGCCAGTTGGCTGGTGCTCCTCTGGCTGGAGAGCGAACGAGTAGTTGTAGATACCTGGGTAAGGGGTTCCGGCGTGGTAGACCAGTGGGAAGTACACGTTAAAATACTTTCCGACCTGCTCCTTGAAGCGATCTTGGCCGTTGAGAATGACCTTGAAGTTCTGCAGGGGGCCAACCTCATAGGCAAGGGCACCCGTAGCAGATAGGGCGACGTTGCTTCCCTCCTCGGTCCAATACGTGTTGCCGAGAGCAAGGTTAGAAAACATGCCGGTGGTTGCGGTAACGTTGATGTTAGAGCTGAACAGGCGAGGGACGCCTGTCTCGTGGGCCATAAGGCCAACTCCGTATGCAGGGTTAAGACCGCATGTCAGGTTCACGTTCTGGCAAGACGTTGAAAAGTTCCACATGCTGTTGTTTGCAGATGAGGTAGTGTTGGAATAGCACCAGATCAGCTCCTTCACTGGGTGGTTGAAAGAGAGACGGATGGTGGAAGATGCAGCTGAAATTGCATCTCCGCCTGTGTGCTGGACCTGCTCAATCAGGTACTCGTGGCCCTTCTGTGCGAACCGGCGGCGCTCCTCGGTGTCGAGGTACACGTAGTTTGCCCAGACCTCAAGAGCGTTCGATCCGAAATAAGAAGAATAGTAAGACGTTAGGTCGAAATCTAGACGAACCTCGTGGTACTGGAGTGCAATCAGTGGGAGGTAAAGGCCTGGGTTGCGGTTGAAGAAAAAGAGAAGTGGAAGGTAGACATATGTCTTGTTGGTGGATGCATCAAAGTTGTTAATCTGTGCGCAAGAGGCAAGTTTGCCGTATGAAATCTTGTCGGACTCTCCCAGGAAAACCTCTGCATAAAGACGGAACCAAGTCTGGTAGTGCTTGTCGATGCGCTGACCGCCGATTGTCAGTTCGACGTCGGCAATGGCACGCTCGGCAATCCAGCAAGTGTCTGGCTTATCGTTGTTGGTAGAATACTGGGAAAAACCGGAACCCGATGGTAGAAGTGCAAGGTACATGTTACCGACAAGGTCTCCGTTTCGTGCAATAGTGACAGACACGCGGCCTCCATTCGTTGGGGTGCCGTTGACGGTCTGCTGAATGTTTTCCATAGCAAAGTTGGTGTGACGCTTGTAAACCGCCTGGAAAAAAGTCACTTTTGGCTGACCGGTAAGATAAACGTCCTGAGCGCCATAGGCTACGAGTTGCATAAGACCACCACCCATTTTGTACTATTAGCAGAGAAAATTAATTTGAAAATGCAACGCCTCCGACGCCGGATTGAATTCTGAGAATGTTGTAATTTACTGCGAAAATGTCCTGATTGAGGTTAGAGGGCATTCCAGTCTTGAGATACACAGCTGCCTGAGCTATGTCAATTCGTGAAAAATTGCACGTTCCACTCGGCTGGAGTTCCTCTGGTTTTATAGCAAATGAATATATGTATATACCAGGATAAGGGCTTCCACTGTGATATTTTGACGGTTGATAAATGTTAAAGTATTTACCCGGCTGAGGGACGAACCTGTCTGTCCCGTTTAACATAATTTTAAACTGGTGAAGGGGTCCGACTTCGTACCCGTACGAAATATTGGACACTCCATAATAAGGCAGTCCTGCTTCGGTCCAGTACACGTTACCTGTTAGAACGTTAGATTGAACGCTTATAGTGCTGCCTGTAGACACGCTACTCGATGCGTTCACGAAAAGTGGACCAGAGGTTGACGTGAGAGCGGGAGGGACGAAAATTACAGGGGAACCGACCTGACTCGAACTGAACATTGACCCGGCTTGACACATTTTGTTCGTGTCTATAGTTACGTTTACGTTCGAAGTAGAACTCGAAAAGTTCCACATAGAATTAGGATTTGACATGTAATTAGGATTCTTGTAGCACCATATAAGTTCCTTTACGGGATGATTGAACTGGAGTCGAATAATTGAAGAAGCGTTTTCGTTCGACACGCCTACAGGGTCTGGTGCAACGTACTGAACTTGCTCAATCAGGTATTCGTGAGAAAGTTTTGAAAAGTTTTCACGTTCTTGCTTGTCCAGGTAAATGTAGTTTGCCCATACTTCAATTTGATTAGAAGAAAAATAATTTGAATATATAGATGAAAAGTTAAAATCTATCCTGACTTCGTGATACTGAAGAGCTATTATGGGAAGGAATAGACCTGGATGCTTGTTGAAAAAGAACATGAGCGGGAGGTAAACCTTTCCGAGTGACGTATTCGTCTGTGAATTGTTGACTATGGGCAGGGACGTAAGTTTTCCGTAGTTGTACTTCATAGATTCATCCAGAAATACCTCGGAGTACAATCTAAACCACGTCCTGTGGTGTTTGTCGATAAGTTGTCCCCCTATGTAAAGGCTGACCGACTCAAATGCACGCTCGGCTACCCAGCACATGTCGGCCACACTGTTTGTAGATGTCAACTGAGACGCTGAAGACGTGCTAGGAGTCATTGCGACGAACATGTCGCCTACCAAATCTCCAGACCGAGACACGACGACAGATTGAAGCCCCCCGTTCCCCCCTGCTCCTGACACATTCTGCTGTACGAGTTCCATCGCAAAGTTTGTGTGTCGGCGATAAGCAGATTGGAAAAAAGTCACTTTTGGCTGACCGGTAAGATAAACGTCCTGAGCGCCATAGGCTACGAGTTGCATAAGACCACCGCCGGGCATTTAGTATACCATGCGAAAATAGTTACGCGCAAAAATTTCAGTCTTAAAATATAGACTAGTATAAATGTCCAGACGTAACACAGTACACGAAGATGAGGAAGAAATGGAATTCGATGAGGAGGGGGAATTCCCCGATGTATTCGAAGCTCTAGGAAGTTTTCTAGCCACAGACGAGGGAGACACGATTGCAACTGCTCTAGTTTCTGTCAAAGATGCAACCGAGCGTATTGCGGGTAGTCTAGAGCTTCAGAATAAAATTCTTGTTAAAATTTTAACAGCAATTTCTAAGCCAGTGCCTGTCAAGGAAGTAGAGGAAGTGGCTTAAAAGGTACAGACTATAAAATATCATGGAGATTCACATGATGAAGAAAGATATTACACCAGAACACATTGAGGCAATTCGAAATATTAAGCAGGCGAATGACATAAGCACGTGGTCTGAGGAAGAATTCGAAAATTATATTTCAAAGAAAGAAAAGGAGGCTTATCTGAACGTACGCGGAAACCCACTCGCTGCCGCACAGGCATGGGTTCACGTTCTTTTTTGCAAGACACAGGAAAGAGACGACGAAAAGTTTCCTATAAATTACGAAGAGCGCAAGATTCGCGATAACAAGGATCTCTACATAAATGCATGCAGGACAATGTTAGCCCGAATTGAGTACATGGGAATTTCAAAAAAGCCGAGCACGGATATAAACGGAGACGAGTTTACACTTGAATTCCGAGTTCGTCGTCTCATAACAGACAGAAAAGAGATGTTTGATCAGTTTAAATTGTGGGAAAGACGGATTGAAAGAATCAACAATCCGACCCACCATATAGACGAAAAAGATGTACCCCTGAAGGATGATGACTCTACGAGTTCGTACCAAAAACTTCTTCTGTACCTACTTTCAAAAGCGTACGACGAAGGGTACAGGCGATACAAAGGACAGTGCTGTGTCCAGATCCGAAATACTCGAGCGTGGAGACCTGTAAAAGAGATTAAAAAGTTTATTTATGACACTACACAGAAGGAGGATGAACCTGAGAGGTGGAAACAGCTCACGAGCAGGGGCAATCTTGTTGCGGACCTCGAGAGACATCTTTCGAATTGTCAGGATTTTCAGTTTCAAGAAATTGTAAAAGATAGACACGTGTGGTCCTTCGCAAACGGGCTTTTGGCCGGAAAGGATTGGGATCCTAGTACAGATCAATATAGAATCAAGTTTTACCCTTACAACTCCAAGGAATTTCACGAACTTGATCCGACCGTGGTGAGTTGCAAGTACTTTGACCTTCCGTTCGACCCCTACGAAGAAAAGGATGACTGGTACGACATTCCTACGCCGAATATGCAGCTCGTCTTGGACTACCAGAGGTTTGAAGAGTCTGTGTGCAGATGGATTTACGTTTTCATAGGACGTCTTTGTTTCGATGTGAACGAACTTGACGGGTGGCAGATTATCCCATTCCTGAAAGGGATTGCACAGTCCGGGAAGTCGACCCTCATCACAAAGGTCTGTCGCAAGTTTTACGAATGCGAGGACGTCGCGACCCTCTCGAACAATATCGAAAGAAAATTCGGTCTCCAGAGCATTTACAAGGGGTTTGTGTTTATAAGCCCAGAGGTTAAGGGTGACCTCGCGCTCGAACAGGCTGAGTTCCAGTCGCTCGTGTCAGGCGAGGACGTGTCTATTGCCCGAAAGAATGAAACGGCCGTGAGCTTGCAGTGGAAAACTCCGGGGATTTTGGGTGGAAACGAGGTTCCAAACTGGAAGGACAACTCTGGTTCAATCCTGCGACGTCTCGCGACCGTGAATTTTTGTAGACAGATTGCACCCGAAGTCTCCGACCCTCATCTCGAACACAAGCTCGAGAAAGAAATTCCGGCAATAATGTGCAAATGCATCCGGGCGTATCTCAATTATGCACACATGTACGCCGACAAGGACATTTGGAACGTTCTTCCGTCGTACTTCAAGAAGATTCAGACACAGATTGCGACAGTCACAAACTCTCTTCAGCACTTTCTGGCGTCAGAAAAGTGCAAGTTTGGCCAGGAATTTTGCATACCCCAAAAGGTGTTTGTCGCGCATTTCAACCAGCATTGTCGCGAAAACAATCTTGGAAGTTTCCGATTCAACCAGGACTTTTATGCGGGGCCTTTCAGTTCGCGCGAAATAGAGGTTCGAACAGAGTCTCGAGAGTACAACGGGACCTTGTATTCTTCACAGCCTTTCGTATTCGGATTAGACATAGTAACTTCAGATTAAAATATATAAAAATAGTATAATGGACTCAGCGGCGCGGAAAATTCAGAAATTCTTTAGAACAAGAAGAGGAATTTCAGGTCCGGGCTTCAAACTGACCGCACCCAGAGTAGTATCGACAGCGACAACTCTGGATGCGAGTGTTAATCTTTCAAAAATATATACAGGAATTCCCAAGGGATTTGACGAAGTCGTGGGGTACGTAAATCTTAGGGGAGCCATACGAATCAGGTTCTCAGATGGTAAATGGATAGGAAAGAATCCCGAGGGATGTAAGTACTTTATCGCAAAAACCAAAGGTCTCGCCGTGATAATGACTTCAAGTAAAATTGAAGTACAAGGTTCTGGGAACTTTGAGGAGGCTTACCTAAAGTGTATAAAAAACGGATGGATCTCAAAATCTTTAATTCGTTCTTCTCCAAAATACAAAATTATAAACTGTGTATTCAGGGTTAATCACACTATAAATATAGAATTATTAAGAGATTTTATTGTAAATCTTCTTCCAATGGGAATGATTGAAGAAAAACCCAAAGAAATTATAGAAGAGCTGAGAGCTCCTTCGCTTGCGGTAAAATTCAAGAAACCTAAAATCACTTATCAGTTTTTTAAAAATGGTACAATTTTGTTTTCTGGAATTAAAAAAATTAGTGACATAGAAGTTCCCGTGGAATTTTTCAAACAGTTTTTTACAAAACACGGATTCGACCCCAAACACGTGTTCAGCAACTCCGAGAAAAAGGCGACCACTGACAGGTATCCGCTCGCGGGGACGTGGAATAGTCTCGTGAATCCCGTTCCAAGAGGCTACTACATACGACCGGGCCAAAACAAAATGCCCCGTCTTTATCCCTACGAGTACTACAAAAAACTCGCGGGAGGAGGACACGTTCTAGAGTCGACTGTGGACCTTGGACCTATAGCCCCAAAAGTGAAAAAGGCTTTTGAAGAAGCAGGAGTCACGATTCCAACGTCTACACTTGAAATATTCCGCCGAGCGGGCCATCCACTCGAGAGGGTTACGAACAAAAAAGAGTACGCCGGCACAAAAAACAGGAGAGCTCCGGCGTGGAACGCAGTCAAGAACGGGTTTTACGTTAGACCTGGGCCAGGCCAACAGCCTTATTGGTACAAGGTTCCAAAGGGAATGGCGGCAGGGAGAAAGACGGTCATAGATTCATACTCAAAGGCTGGAAGAAATATTCCTAATTCAGTCCGTGAAATTTTCAAAATTTCCAAGAATGTAAAAGTAAATAATTCTTTGCGAAAACATGAATTCTTAATGGGATCTAATGGAATTTTAAGAATAAACGGGAAGCAAGCCACGCGCCTCACAAAGACTCAGCTTCTTGCAATTTCCAGAAATTCTAACATTGCAGCGGTAGACAAAAAAATGAAGGTACCGGCAATTATAGAATATATAAAGAAACATGTGGCACCAAAGGGCGTGGGGAAATTTGATTTTGAAATTGGGGAAATAAAATATAAATTATTGCAAAACAAAAGGGTCCGGCGGCTCAAACCCGGAATGGCAGTCACCACCAGAGAATGGGCAACTATGAAACCATCTGAAAAACTTTCTATACTAAGAAAATTCATGAATTTAAATGAAATTAAAATGCATAATTCAAGTCAACAATTTAATATAATTTATTCTAAAATTCACCCTCCCGAAAAGAGCGTGTCGCCAGTTTCATCTGCGGGAGGAGTTTCCCCGGCTTCTCCAGCAAACAGCAACTTCAACAAGGAGCTAGAATTTGCAATTCAACTTCAACAAAATCTGGGAAATTATTACAAGAATGGAAACGAAGTTAATTTTATGAAAATTTACAAGAATATTCCTTTGAGCGCGAGAGGAATTCGTCTCAAGACAAAGGTGGACAAGGCATATTCTACATTCGTCAAGAACTCCAAGAATATTCGCAAAAGGAATGTATACAGTTCTAAAATTAATCCTCCCAAATGGGCATCGGGAAATTTGAAAAATAATTATAGGAAATTCTTGACCAATCTCGCTTTCAAGGTTCCTAAGATTACGGATAAAAAGTTGAAAGAGGCGGCAAAAACATGGCTCAGCGCGAGGGCTCCCGCTAACAAGGGAAGTCCCGCTCGTAACGTAGAAAATGCAATAACCGGGGTGGTTCGCAGGATTCCTGCACGACTTCCAGTAACTAGAAAGAGTCCGTCTATTCCCGCGAGATCCCCTCCTAAAGAGAGGGCCCCTCCAAATCAGACGCGTAATTATGTGTATAAAATTCCAGTAAACTTTTCAAACAAGATGGAAATGTTGGGACTGAACTCGAGAGGGAATTGGACATGGAACGAAATTCGCGCGGCACTCAAGGATGAAGCGAAATTGAAAAAATTAAAAAAGGCATGGAATTCTAACGTCGTCGCAAAAGCTTCTCCGACGGGAGCAACAAGTCGTGTAAAGCGCAAGGTTCCTCGTAAGAAGAAGACCTAGACACATTCTAAAATATTGAAAATTTTGTACAAAATATTATAAACCTCGATGTCATTCTTCAAGTTTTTAGGATTTATAATCTCGAGCTCAACCTGGTAAAACGTGTCAGTGTCTGAATCCTTGTCATCGGGTGCACCTTTGATCACGGTCATGTCTATTGACAAATTCTTACGAACAAAAGACCAACGCTCCTTGTCCTTTTGTTCCGTACTAACTTCTTCTCCGTCGTAATCCCAGGGTTCTTCGGTCGATATTCCGAGTCTGACATCGTATTTAGAGTTTTCAATTTTGAAATCTTGTGCACACAATCGTCTCTTTTCACATCCATCTTGTTCATCGGATTCCTCGTCAACAGAGAGTCTCCTAGAGTTTTTGAAATAATAAATAGTAGACTTTGAATGCCGACTCGTCTCCCAGTGTGGGTATTTCATAAGAGACCTTAGAATATTCTGAAAAGAATCTGAACCGACGTTCGTATCAAACATAGTCTTACTTTTCCTACCGAGCCTAATTTCCAATTCTACATTTGGAATATTCTTATATTTTTGAATGAGTGGATTCCATTCATCGAAAATCTTGGAACATTCGGGGTTTGACATTGAATCTATTTTCATACTTGATTAATGTACAACTATTTTCTCTAACTTATGTAATGTATGTAATTTCCTTGATAGTCTTATTAATTCTACTTTTTTACATTTCTCCTATATTTGTAAAACCTGAACCTATATATTGTATCCCTTTAAATGAAATTGGAAACTGTCTCAGAAGTATTTCATCGATGAAGATCCTGGCAGACGATTTGAAAAGACCTTTTAAAATAGACACATTCATGCTACGTGAAAAGGATGCTAAAATTGTTAAAATTCTTTTTCCCGAATACATTGAAAACAGTAGTAAAATACCAAATTTAAAATCTGGAATCTATTCATGCGTGCATCCTACAAACACGGATCCTATAGTAGAATGTGAATATTTTGGAATACCATCTGATCCTTTTAAGTTTGGGCATTATTATGCCACACGACCAGGATGGATTGATGATTCAGAATTTATAAAAAGAAAATTAGAATTTTATAAAAATTTAAATTTTCCAAAATTTAAAATGAAAAATGTAAAAAATATTACAGGGATTCACCTTAGATACACTGATAATTTACTAGACAAGAATAAAAAATTTCTAAACACTCCGATTGACGTGTTTAAGAAAAAGCTAGAAACCGTTGAGTCGCCTTTTCTTTTTTGCTCGGATAATGATGAAATTATAGACTATGTAAAAAATAAATATCCTGAAACAGTTTTTCCCGATAAAATGGACGACCCTGATTTGCAGTCTATTTACGAAATGATGCTCTTGTCAGAAACGAAGCACATTATAGGAAGTTATGCATCTACATTTTCATACGAGTCTGCATTCTTTAAAGGAGGAACCCTAGAAATATACGAAAAAGGACGCTGGAAAATTTATAGTATATAATATGAGAGGTTTAGTGAATTTAGGAAACACTTGTTACTTTTCAACAGCAGTCCAGTGTTTAGCACATGTTCCACCTTTGTCAAAATATTTTTTTGACAATCCATATGAAGGAGATTGTGAAATTACAAAAGAATACAGAAAAGTGTCAATGGATCTTTTCAGGGTCCACGAGAATGGCCCGGTTGATCCGTCGGGACTCGTCGGAGCATTCAGGAAAAAGTTTCCAGAGTTTTCATATGGACAACATGACGCACAGGAAGTAGTTATAATTCTTTTAGATGTTTTCGAGAATTCTCTGGGAAAAGACCTGATACAAGGGATATTCAACGGCCAGGATACACAAGAGGTTGCATGGAAGACTGGAAAAAAGAGCACGAATGTCCCGTTCACAATACTCATACTCGACGTTAATTGCGAAGACAGTCTTCAGAACCTTGTCGAAAAAAGACAAGAACCTGTAAGCATCGAAAACTATATAGACGATTCTGGACAAACGCACGAATGTTCGGCTCTCAGGAATCGAGTTACACAGTGGCCAAAAGTTCTAGGTGTTTCTTTCTCAATGTACATGAATAAATTTCCAGTTGAGATACCCCTTAATTTCCAGGGTCTCAGACTGTTTTCATGTATAATTCACAGCGGAGTCCGCCAGGGTGGTCACTACGCCCTGTTGGTAAGAAGATATGACAAGTGGTATATAAAAGATGACGAAAATGTCAGAGAAGTTCCGACTCCTACAAATCTAAGAGGGATATTCTACATGGCTTGGTATCGATAAAACTCTTCAATTCTTATAGATTCTCTTAGATTTATTATTGTTCTGAAATAGGTACGTCGGTTGTTTGCATATGTCTTGTCCGGTCTGATTTTTTCTACAAACCATCCCAGAGACCCGTATCCACATTCGACGATTGTCCCATCGGGAACATCTACAGGTTTTAAAAGTTCAGATTCTAAAAAAGGAACACCCTTGTCTTGGACATATAATTTTTTTCCCTGGTGAATTGAAAAATCTACAGTTATTTTTTCACGTGGTTTCCATTTGAACATTGTTTCATGTGTCCCTGTTCTTACAGGTTCATTTACGGGGGTGAATATGAGTCCATCCGTTTCATATTCGTATTCGGTAGGCATGCACCGTATAGAACTTAAAGGCCACATTTTCTTGACGCGAATTTCGAATTCCGCGCCAGATGTTTTTATGACACCTTTTACAAGTTTCCTGGCCATTTCGAGCCTCTCGTCCAGATGCATATGTGTGCATTTTTCAGATTTTATAATTATAGAATCATGAACGATGAACAGGTTCTTTCCACTGCGAGTTGTTACGAGCTCGCCATCTAGTATCGTGTCTTTTGGTATTCGAATTTTCACCGGCACGTAGCTGAAAGAACGATTCATCACGTATACACCCCCCG